CTTCCAAAGCCGACCTCACCCTCAATCTTGCAGCCCGCCGACTTGCCAAGAACTACGCGATGAAATGCGAGTGCGACACACAGGTCTCCCTCGCGTGCTGCATCGGCAAGCAGGAGGTGGATATCCTCATTCAGGACAACGCGGGCAACACCCTTCTCGAAGGCAAGCAGAACATTTCCCCTGCAGAACTGCGCAAAGCATACCGCCTCGACACCCCTATCTACGCCTCTATGTGCCGTTGGGGTCTGTTCGGAGAGTACCAGCAGGACAAAGCGTGGGAGTAACAATATCAAGTAAAATCAAGCATTTAGAGTATGGAAACCAAGAAAGTCAAACTTTCCCAAGTGAAAGTAAACAAAGCCAACCCGCGTAGCATACGCGAGTCGAAACTGAACCTGTTATGCGAGCGTCTGCTCGTTTTCCCGAAGATGATTAGCATCCGACCCGTGGTGGTGGACGACAAGATGATTGTCCTCGGCGGTAACATGCGAGTCACGGCTCTGAACCGTATCGCAGGCATGTCATTTCAGCAGATTTCGGAGATTATCGGCGCAACGAAGAACTACCAGCGTCTATCGCAGCCGGAGAAGGAGCAACTGCTCAAGTCGTGGCAGGAGTGGCTTGAGGCTCCGACCGTGGAGATTGTCAAGGCATCATCGCTGTCCGAAGCCGAGAAGAAGGAGTTCGTGATTGCGGACAACGCTTCCTTCGGTGAATGGGACTACGACAAACTCGCCAACGAGTGGGACGCGGACGACCTGAACAGTTGGGGCGTGGACGTATGGAAGCCGGAGCCGCCTATGCCGCAGGGCAACGGAGGCGGTCACGCTGCAGACCTTGCACAGCAGGAGAACGGCGACAGCACCTTTGACGGTACGAACCTGCCGCCGGAGTTGCAGGGGCAGGACATCAACCCCGACGACCTTCCCAAGATCGAAGGCGACAACCAGACCGCGATGGAGCGTATCATCATCGTCTATCCCAAAGACCGTGCGGCTGAGATAGCAGCCCTCATCGGCTTGGAGAGCATCGAGAAAGTGGTGTACAACCTCGACGAACTCACCCATAACGAAGGCGAATAGTATGACCTACCAAGAGTACATACAATATCACCTTCAAGGTGACGCGGGAGTAGAGGAACGGATGATTGCTTCGCTCTGCGAGTACTACCACCTTACGGAGTGGGATGCGTTCCGGCTCATCTATTTCTACACGATGACCTACCACATCCCGAGTGCGCTTGATATGCTGCTCCACAACGAGCGCGACATCAAGAAACTGCATTTCCGTACCGACCGCCGCTATGTGCGCTGCAACGGCGCATTCCCTCGGCTGCTGGCAGAACTCAACCAAGAGAAGTTCATCCGTCTGCTCTCCTGCGGGACGACCACGGAAGCGTACAACGAAGTGCGCTCGTGGTTCTTCTTCGGACGCTACGCCGCATACCTGTTCCTTGAGGTGTTCATCCACGTCTATCCGGCAGGCAGGATATGGACGGACGACCTCGTTCCGGGATGGGAGCCGGACGAGAACTACACGAAGGGCGCAATCTCCGTGGCAGGAGGCAGCGATTACGCCTCGCTCAATACGTTCCTCAACCGCGCTCGCAAAGACACGGGAGACAACGTCTTTTCCATCGAGACGAGCCTGTGCGCTATCGAGAAGTTCCGCAAGGGCACGCGGTGGAACGGCTACTACACCGAGCGTATGCTTGAGGAAGCCAAAGGCACGGAGTACGAATCAATCATCTATTCGCTGGTATGAAAACTTGCGTATTCATCACAGGCACGAACGCGGTCGGCAAGTCCTCGCTTGCCAAAGCCCTCATAGCCCGTTACGGCGGCATCAAGAGCGCGAGCAAGACGCTTACGGTGTGCCGTAACGAGCGCGTCTGTCTCGCAGGACACTATGAGAACGGACGCAAGTACGGCGGTGTGGACGGCTTCAATCAGACGAAGTGCCTGGAGAGCGTAGTCCGGGAAGGGCTGTCCTCGCACGACATCATCCTCTGCGAGGGCATGTACCTGCACACCTTCGGTATCAACCTCACCAACGCCGCTTTCGTGGCAGACAAGCAGCTGCTCGTGTTCCTCTATTGCCCCGTGCAGGAGATACACAGGCGGCTGCTCGAACGCTCCGGCAAAGGACTGACCAACGACGCGGTGTGGAAGAAGCAACTCAACTGCGCCACCGCCGCCAAGAAGTGGGCTTCGATAGGCGTTCCCGTCCTCTCCATAGACACCTCGCAGATCGGAACCGACGCGGCGGCACAGATGGTCATTAACAAGATAGACGAACTATGTGGCGTGAGTACGACAGCAATATAGCCAAGGACATCTGCTGCAACTGCTCCAGCGCGGTCAGCAAACGCTCCTACAACTACTTCCGTACGGCTCTGCACTACAGCCCCGACAAGGTGTGGAGCGAGATATACGACGGCAAGGCGATGTACTTCGCCACGAGAGCGCGAGACCACGTCCGGCTCATTGAGATAGCGGTACGCTCCGAGTATCAAGGGCAAGGAATGGGCAAGATGGTGCTTTTCCGGCTGCTCTCACGCATGAAACGTAACAACCTGTATAAACTTACCTTTCGTACCCCAATCGTTGAGGACGCGCAATCTTTTTGGCTTCACCTCGGAGCAAAGATAGTCGATGTCAAGGGCGAGGACTACGAAATGGTGCTAACAATCCAATAGAATATGGCATATTACCAATCCCCAAGGTGGACGGCAGAGATAGCGGACTGCTCCATGCCGATGACCTTCGACACCTACAGCAACTGCTCTTTCGGCTGTATGTACTGCTTCTCGCAGTTCCAACGCGGCATAGGCGGTGCCAAGGAGCATTATCTTGCCAAAGAGGTGCATCCCGTCAACGTCGAACGCATCAAGAAGATGTTCACCGACCCTGACCAATACGCAGGACAGTTCGCAACCTATATCAAGCAACGCCGCGTCATGCAATGGGGCGGTCTATCCGACCAGTTCGACGGCTTCGAGCGTAAGTTCGGCAAGACACTCGAACTGCTCCGCTTCTTCAAGGAAATCAACTACCCGCTCTGCTTCTCCACCAAGGCGACGTGGTTCACCGAGGACGAACGCTATATGGAACTGATACGCGGGCAGAAGAATTGGAACTTCAAGTTCTCCATCATCACCCTCGACGAAGCCAAAGCGCATGTCATTGAGCGCGGCGTGCCGACACCGTGGCAGCGTCTCGACGCAATAGAACGTATCGCCCATGCCGATGCCGGAGGTGCAACCCTTCGACTCCGTCCGTTCATCATCGGTGTCAGCACTCCGACCTATCTCGACCTGATACGCGAGGCGGCTAACAGGGGCGCAACGGCTCTCTCTACCGAGTTCTTCTGCGTTGAACAACGCTCGCAGACCCTCAAGGAGTATATGCCGAAACTCTCGGAACTCTGCGGCTTCGACCTCATGGAGTTCTACCGCAAGTACAGCGTGGCGCAGGGCTACCTCCGTCTCAACAGGAAGGTCAAACGCCCGTTCGTGGAGAAGATGAAAGCCCTCTGCGACGAGGTGGGTATGCGGTTCTACGTGTCCGACGCGCACTTCAAGGAGATGTGCTGCAACGGATCGTGCTGCGGACTTCCGGCTGATTGGAACTACTCGCACGGGCAGTTCTGCGAAGCCCTGCAGATATGCAAGACGAAGGGCGTGTGCTACTACAAGGACATCAGCAACGACATAGAGCAGCTGCACAATTACGATTGGGGTCGTGCCGTCGGCTTCAACGCCAACTCGTCCGAGAAACGAGCGCAGTTCTACGGCATGTCGATGGCGCGCTATATGCAATGGCTGTGGAACAACCCGCAAGCCGGACAGTCGCCATACAAGATGTTCGAAGGCGTGATGCAGCCGATGAAAGACGAGAAAGGAGCGTTCCTCCGCGACCCGGAAGGCAACCTCATTTATGAATACCACAAAGAACGTACACTATGAGCAAGAACAGCGCACAGAAGCGTATGAGCCACGTCAAGCAGGGGCGCATGGTCATTGTAGCCGACCTGTACAAACGCGGCTGGAGCATACGCAAGATAGCCGATGAGGTCAAAGCCCGTATGGGTACGACCTGCTCCACCAAGACCATCTGGAACGACATCAACGACCTGCTCAAGGAATGGCAGGCGGCACGTATTCAGGACACCGACGCGCGGTTGCAACTCGAACTTGAGCGTATCGACGACTGCGTAGCCGAGTTGTGGGAGCAATGGGACAAGAGCAAAGAGGACTGGACGCGTGAACACAACAAGCGTATCGGCGTTCCTGTAGCCGCTTCCGACGGCAACGGAGGGCAGGACGGTCAGCAGGTGGAAATACAGACCGTCAAACGTGAGCATTTGGAAGAGAACGTCGTCGGATTGGGCAACCCTGCCTACATAGCCGAGATACGCCAGCAACTCGCAGAACGGCGCAAACTGCTTGGACTCTACGCCGCTACCAAGTCCGAAGTGACGGGCAAGGACGGCACACCTCTCATCCCTGCTCAACAGATGAGCGAGGAAGACATCATGAAGGAGATAGAACGCATACGCAACAGCAGGAAAGGGTAAGCCATGGACTACGGCACGAGTATGAGACTATTGGAATTGGAGAAGGAACTGCACCGCAGGGAAGCCGTCAAACGCTTTCCTGTGTTCCTCGACTATACCACGCCCTCGTATTCGCGGCAATGGTTCCACACCCTCGTTGCGGAGAAATGCCAAGCCCTCATCGAAGGCACGCTTGGCTCCGACCGTCTGATGCTGTTCATGCCTCCGCAACACGGCAAGAGCGAGATTGTCAGCCGTAAGTTCCCCGCTTGGGCTCTCGGCTACAACCCTCTGCTCAAGATTGTCGGCACGTCCTACTCCGCAGACCTTGCGCAGGGCTTCTCCCGGTCTATTCAGCGAACTATCGACAGCACGGAATACGCAGAAGTGTTCCCGAACACCTTCCTCAACAACCAGCGCATCAAGAACGACGACCGTCGCAGTTGGGTGCGTAACGTGGATATGTTCGAGACCGTCGGCTTCGGCGGCTTCTACAAGGCGGTAGGTGTAGGCGGTTCGCTGACGGGTACTCCTGCAGACCTCGGTATCATCGACGACCCTGTCAAGGACGCGCTCGAAGCAGGTTCTCCGACCTACAGGCAGCGTGTATGGGAATGGTACACCGACGTGTTCCTCACCCGTCTGCATAACAAGTCGAAGCAGATCCTCATCATGACACGGTGGCATGAGGACGACCTTGCTGGCCGACTGCTCAAGTCCGAGCCGGAGAAATGGGTGGTAATCAATATCCCTGCCATCCGTGAGGACTACAGCAACCCCGACGACCCGCGTGAGGTAGGAGCAGCCCTGTGGGAAGAACGGCACTCGCTACAACGCCTTCGTGACGTGGAGCAACGCAGTCCGCGAACCTTCGCTGCCCTCTATCAGCAGCGTCCTGTTATCAACGGCGGTAACATCGTAAAACGTGATTGGTTCAAGTACATATCGCTTGCGGAGTTCAAGCGTATCTACCACGACGAGCCGATTATCTTCTTCCTCGATACGGCGTACACCGACAAGACACAGGACGACCCGTCCGGCATCATAGCCACCTGCAAGATTGGCAACGACCTGTATATCACCCATGCGCAGAAGGTGCTTATGCGTTTCCCGGACTTGCTTCGGTTCATATCCGAATACGTGAGCAGTCACGGCTACACACGCAAGTCCTCTATCCGTATCGAGCCGAAGGCGAACGGTATCAGCGTCATAGACCAACTCAAAGCCACTACGGGGCTGAACGTGACGCAGACACCCAGCCCGAAGGACAGCAAGGAGACACGCCTGTTCGCCGCTTCTCCTACCGTGGAAAGCGGTCGCGTGATACTTGTGGACGGCGCATGGAACGAACCATTCGTGGACGAGATATGCGGCTTCCCTTCCAACCTGCACGACGAGTATGTCGATATCCTTGGCTATGCCATCGATTACCACATAGCAAATCCGTTCAAACCGATAGACCGCGCCCGTGTGGCACGACAAGTTTACTAACAATAAAACTCATACAACAATGAAAATCGAAGACATCATCGCCGCAGAGCGACCAGCCGCGCAAATTATTGCCGACTTGAAAGAGAAGTCCGTTGTTGTGCCTGCGTGGGGTGGGCGCAATGGTGGACTACAGAGCGAGTACGACCCGCGTAAACACCCCGTAATGAGCAAAGCCCTCTATCCCGACATCACGCAGAAGGACGGAAGCATCGACCTTGTGACCCGTATCACGTACGATCTGCAGCGTCTCGCCGTAAAGCGTATGACCGAATTGATTACAGGCATTCCCGTACAACGCGTGTACAAGCCGGAGGACGACCAGCAAAAGGAAGTGGCAGACGCTATGGAGAAACTGTTTGCCCGCAACCGTATCGACAGCGTGAACATAGAACGCTGCAATATGCTGTTCGCAGGATGCGAGGTGATGACGCTCTGGTATGCCGTTGAGGAACGCACCAACGTGTACGGCTTCGACTCGCCCTTGAAGATACGTTGCCGGAACTTCTCGCCTATGCTCGGTGACGAACTCTATCCCCTGTTCGACGAGTACGGAGACCTCATTGCCCTGTCCGTAGGTTACAAGCGCAAGAACGGAGCGAAGACCGTCTCCTACTTCGAGTCCTACACCGCCGATAAGCACTACAAGTGGAGCAACGAGAACAACGGCTGGGCTATCGTCGTTGAGGAA